TATTTGACTTGCGGCATGACTCGGTCGGGTAAAAGTTCTTGTCAATGACCCGGTTCAGGTTGACGGTCACAACCTTCGCCACATTATGAAGTTGAGAAAAGTCAAATTCACCATCCTTTACAAACGTCGGAAGACAAATGGATGCCAGGTTGCACACTGCAGTCTCATCGGGTGTGGACACCTCCACAATCTCGGTACACAGGTTGCTCGACTTGATCATACCTATATTCTTCTGATTAGACTTGGCGTTGCACGCATCCTTGTACAGCATATAAGGCGTCCCAGTCTCCACCTGACTCTTGATCATGGCGTTCCAGACGTCCCGAGCCTTGACCACCTGCTTGTACCTCCCCTGAACCACATACATCTTGTACAACTCGTTGAACTCCTCACCGTACACATCCGAGAGGCCTGGTGAGTCATCGGGGCACATCAGGTGCCACAGCTCATTCGCCTCCACCTTTTGCATGAAGAGGTCAGGGATCCAGAGAGCAGTGAACAAGTCGCGGCACCGAGACTCTTCGTCACCCTGATTGAGCCGCAGCTCCAAAAACTCCATGACATCTGCGTGCCATGGCTCGAGGTAGACTGCGATGGACCCCTTGCGCCGACCACCCTGATTCACGTAACGAGCTGTATTATTGAACACACGGAGCATGGGAATGATACCATCGGAGGTGCCGTTTGTACCTCGGATCCGTGACCCTTTGGCCCGTACGTTGTGGATGTGCATTCCGATGCCACCCGACCACTTGGAAATCTGAGCACAATCCTTCATCGTGTCATAGATACCCTCGATAGAGTCATCCTTCATGGCAATCAGGAAGCAGCTCGACATCTGGGGCCGCTTCGAGCCAGCATTGAAGAGGGTGGGGGTTGCGTGGGTAAAGTAGTGCTGAGACATGAGGTTGTACGTCTCGATGACTCGAGCCTTGTCCGAGCCGTGGATACCCAGAGCCACCCGCATAAACATAAACTGTGGCGTCTCGTACATGTTCAGGTACATCTTCTGGAGCGTCTTGATGCCAAAGTAACCAAACTTGTAATCGCGTTGATGATCAATCACTGCATCTAGATCAAGAGTTAGATTCTTCATCGTCTCATCAGAGACAATTTCTTTCATGTGAAGGCCGAGCATTGAATCGCTAAAAGTCTTGGCGCAATTCTTGTGCATATTGCTGACAATGATACGGGTAGCCAACGTCTCGTAGTCTGGGTCATCCGTGAGCATGTGAATGGCTACATCAGCTGAGATGTCATCGAGATCCGAGGTTTTGATGCCGTCATACATTGATGTGAATACTTTTTGAGCCACCTTATCTGCCTGTACATTGAGTCCGGTGCAAAGTCCACGGATGCGTTGGGTAACCTTGTCGAATAGCATTTCTTGTTCATCTCCGGAACGTTTGATAACCTTCATTGTGTTAGTAGCCCCTAATTTTTTTAACCCTTTATAACAACATATGGCTGCTCCAGCATCTACCCCACTTTCGATGAGATTCTACTCGAAGCAGAATATTGCTCAGATCGAGCGAGGTATCAGTCAGGCTATAATGAGTGAGACTGGCCAGCGCGTCGGTCCACAAAACCCCAGTGATCTCTTTGTACTCATGCAGACTGTCTACGCGAAGAGCTTCCAGGATCCCTACTCGGATATTGAGCGTCAGATTGGCAACATGAACTCTGATTGTGTCAAGGAGGCGGTCCAGATTATGAAGCCACGTATTGCTCAGTTTCTCATTTACAACAAGAACATCGGCAAGCTGCCGCCACCCCCAGAGTGGCCCGGAAACACATCAACATACGGTAAGAAGCTCCCAATCAGCAGGATTGGTTTCTGAAGAATAATATAAGTCAAATGTAATGTACACTTGGCTGCTTGTTGTACTCGCGTTCCTGATTGCCAGATGGTCCATCGAGGAGCCATACATTGCTATGGCTGACGTCCCAGCACCACCCACCACTCTTCAGCTGCCCAAGAAATATCAGGCTGTGAAGGATGAAACACGTATACGTAATCCTCTTCCACCCACTTAGAGCTGAGCAACTCTGTTTATATAAGATGAATCAGTTCAAATATGACACGTATAACATCTGCAGATCAAAGGGTTGGGACAAGGCTTCGATTCCTACAGTATGGCTTTTGTTTACCGAAGAGGTTGGTGAACTCGCATCAGCAATTCGGCAGCATCAGAAGAGTTACAAGAAAACAAACCTGAAAAAAGAGCGTGGGGTGGATATCCTTATGGAGATGGGTGATGTCTTCAGTTATCTATTCCAGTTGGCTTATATGCTGAATGTAGACATGGACGAGATGTGGATTCGCCACCTCGACAAGGTCAGAACTAAAATGTACGTATCAAGTAATGAATGATATTGGTGCCTATAACCAAGTGAATCGTATCATCGAGGCTGCAATCCCAGGCCCATCCTTCGCTCCAGGCGTGACAAAGGATGGTGGGATGTTTAGCAGATTCTCTGACTGGCAGGAGATTGAGGAACCACAGTTCCCATCAGCTGACGAGCCAAAGGATCAGCAGCCACGCTCACAGCTCGAGCTCATGCCCCCCAACATCATGGCCCAGACTCTATGGGTTGACAATGTGCCTGAGATGTACCCATTTCGCAAATACGAGTTTGATGAGGGTGTCACGTATGTGAGAAATGGAAAGAAGGGGTTGGATATTCCATTGATGGATTCGATTGATGATACATTCCCGACTGTACTGATTGCAATTGTAGTAATAGCCCTAATCATCATGTTCAGACGCTAGATCTTTTGCACCTTTGGTGCACATACAACCGGCAGGCTCGCAGCCAGCCTCTCCTTACTAGCTATTTTCATCTTTTCAATACCTGTACATTGATGGGCCTCCATCAGAATACATCCACTGCAGAAGGTCCCAGTACATCCTCTGCAGTTGATCATTGCGAGTTTCTTATGGCAAAAGATGCACTTCATATTAAAGGTACGTCTCTTCTATCTAAGTATGAGTTTATTCCTAGAAGCTTTTGCCATAGGCACGGGGGCTACATTAGGTTATCTTTCTGTTATGTCGACGGTATCTTGTCTATTATATTGCTGTACTACACAATCTCACATAGTCCGTGTTCCCGCTTGTACAACACCTCATCCCAAAAGCTCTTCATGATTGGTAGCTTCTCTTTGAACCACTCGCGATCTCGGTCAACTCGTGTCACCATGTATTCGTACGGCTCTGGTCGGTACTGAATAAAGTCGCACACCTCCAGATCCAGAATCTCCATCAGAATCTGGAGCTGGGGCAGATAATGCTTGGGCACCTTGTTCTCAATCTTGCGCGACATCGGACACTTAATCTCAATAAGTAATCCATTCTCTGTGATGCCGTCAGGGGATCCCCCAAGCCACTTGTACTCGCGATGCTGCACAAGCCCAATCTCGTGCGCCACCTCCCCAGTCTTATCGCAGTACAGATCCCTGGCAACCGGCTCGTACTTTTCACCGTGACGAGTCGCATCATTCCCGTCAAACTTTTTACCCGCTCCACACTTTTTAGCAATCAGACTCGACGGCTTTTCATATGGATTATCACCCAGAGCTGTTGCTACATCACTCGCTGTGAGCATCGTACCGCGCAAAGCTAGCCACGCATCCGACTTTTGATCCGCATAATTTTGTTCAATGAGTTCCTTGACTCGCTCGTGCATACAGTAAGAGCGCTCAACATCTTTAACCAAGACGGTACTTAAGCATAGAAGCATATCTCTTGGGATCCTTTTTGTAGTTTGAGAGCATCTCATAGATGTTCGACCGAGAGTATCCATAAATACCGAGATTCTCCTTGATGTTTTTTGTTGTAAGAGGTGTATTCCGAGCAGTCTTCCAGCTACCGTTGTTGTTATTGCGGTAGTAGTTATTCATCAGACGCGAGTCTACCAGTACAAGTGTTCGCAACATATTGTTGAGCTTATATTTGTTAAGAGCCTCTGTGTTACCAGATGCATACTTGGCCATATTTCTGATAATCTTTTCAGTTGGTGGGGTCTTCTTCCTAGAAAACATTTGATATTGACGCAGAAAATTATACATGCTTCGGGATCTGGAGCTTCATAGTCTTGATTGCAATTTGGGCTGCATTTTGCTCAGCCTGTTTCTTGGTCAGAGCATAGCCACAGCCCCAGACATGACCATCCACCCTGAGGGTGATACAGAAGGTTCCATTGTGGTTGCCATCTACTCCATAATCAGGGGATTGCAGCTTGTGCGCCTGGCAGTAGCGCATAACCTGATCCTTGTAGTTGTTATCCTCTTCAAATTTAAACCCAGAAGTCTGGATCACGTCAAGGATAAAACTCTTTGCGTGAACCATCCCCAGATCCAGATATATCGCACCAACGAGCGCCTCGAAGCAATCCTCGAGCACCTTGGTGTTGTTGTTCCAGTTATTCCTGATACCCTTGTCATCCATCATAATCAAGTCTCCCAAGTTGAGCATCTTGGCAAAGCTAGCCAGAGTCTGACTGCGCACAAGCTGAG